AACAAAAATAATAGCATGTGGAGAATGCCTGACGGCGAGGTTTGCACAAATATAATTTTTGACCCCGGCTTTCAACCCAATAGCGGAAAGAACAGCATGAAAGCAAAATACGGGAAAACAGGAAGCGAAGCCTCTGTGTCGTTTTTGAAACGAATCGGCGCAGAGAAGTTGCAGGGCTTTCAACTTCGCTATATTTATTTTATAGACCCCGCATATCGCGCCCGTCTAACTGTCCCTGAATTGCCCTATTCAGAGATAAAGGCGCGGGGTGCTTCGATGTACTTAGGGCAATCAGGCGGACGAGGCGAAATAGACAACGCGCTGCAATCCAATGCGGAAACTGAGGGTGCAAGTCCCATCCGTTCGCTCTTGCAAGAGGCAGAAGAATGACCGACCAATCCGAAAATACTGCGGAATCCCTGCAAAACAAGCCACGCGGCAAGGCTTTTGCCAAAGGCTTTGACCCGCGCCGCAATATAAAAGGCGTGCCGAAAGACGCTGTGCTAATGCGTAAGCACATGCGCCAGATTGCCGCCGAACTGATAGGCAAGGACGAAACCGAGATGACGCGGCTTGACGCTCTACTTCGGCAGTTATTCACATCCCGCAATCCCGCCCATAATAAGCTGGCGTTACAGGTACTTGACCCGAAGATATTGCAGGAACACGTGGACGTCACCACAGGCGGAGAAAAGATAACGTCAATCCGTGTTATATGGGATGAAGATGGAAGCGACGATACACCTCCCGAAACTGCATAAGGCGCAGGAGCAAGTCAAGCGCGAGCGCAAACGGCGCAACGTGCTATGTAACGGGCGCAGGTGGGGCAAGAATATCTTTTTGCAGTTCCTTGCCACAGAAACGGCCATAAGTGGGAAGTACGTCGGGTGGGCTGCCCCCGTATACAAGCAGACGCTGGACGATTTCAGAACGCTGGATAACATCTTGAACGGCGTCACAGTTAGAAAGTCAATCTCAGAGATGCGCCTGGAAATTGCGGGCGGTGGCGTGATTGAATTTTGGTCACTAGATAAACCTGATACGATACGCGGTAAACGCTATCACAGGTTTATTGTAAATGAGGCGGGATTCGTCCCTAACCTGCTTGACATCCGTAACATGATTATCATGCCAACGCTGATTGATTTCACAGGTGACGAATGGTACAGCGGCACGCCCAAAGGCATGAACGGATTTTTTAGCCTGTACAATCAAACGGGGGAAGATTGGGCGCGGTGGCAAATGTCCAGTTATAGCAACCCCCACGTACCAGCCGCAGAACTGGACAGCCTAAAGATGCTAATGCCAGAGCGTGCTTTTCAGCAGGAAATACTGGCGCAATTCCTGGAGGACGGCGGCGGCGTATTTCGCAGGGTACGTGAGGCCAGTACATTACAGGCACAAGAACCCGCGCAGGGCAGGCAGTATGTTATCGGCGTGGATTGGGGGCGTTCAAACGATGCAACTGTCTTTTGCGTGATGGATGCAACCTCAAAAGAGCAAGTTTATCTTGACCGCATGTTAGACACAGATTACGCCAGCCAGAGAAACCGACTGATAACACTGGCGCACAGGTATAATGACGCTCAGATTATCGCAGAAACAAACAGCATGGGGCAGGCAAACATTGAAGCTCTACAAAACGCTGGCGTGTACGTGACAGGGTTCACCACCACAAACGCCACAAAGACGGGCGCGATACAGTTGCTAGAATTGGCTTTCGAGCGTGGCGATATAAGGTTACTGGACGATGAAAATCAGATAAACGAACTCATGGCGTACCAGAGCGAAAAGTTACCCAGCGGGCTGATTAGGTACGGTTCACCCGATGGGTTGCACGATGATACTGTGATGGCTCTGGCGATTGCGTGGCAGGGGATTGCTAAAGCAACTTGGTGGATGACATAGGAGCGTAAATGAACAAATACATACTGACAGATGGAACAAAGTCAATCAACCCCATGACGGACGACCGCCCTGGGGTGTGGTCGTCTGACCCGACAGACACAAAAAAGGCGGCATTATCTAATCGGCTTGTCCCGTCCGTGTTTGCGGGGATTACCTCACGAACGCAGGCGATGGCAGACCTACCGTTTACCATCTACTCAAAGAAGGGAGACAAGGAAGTAGATAACAGTGACAACTATAAAAACTTCCTCGGCTTTCTCCCTTACCCATCCCGCACATTTGCACTAACTGAAGCCGCGTTGGTAACATCTGGGCGGGCGTACTGGTACAAGGGAACAGGCGCAAGAACTGGACAAGTAAAGGAGTTGCGATACTGGATTCCATCATCTGTCACGCTGGATAATGACAACGCAAAAAATAACATCGTCAAATTCCGCAGGCAGGGCGTTACTGAGTTGTACGACGGTACACAGGTGCTTCACACATGGCTACTTGACCCAGACGTTGAACTTGGCCCCCCGCTTGTGTGGCCTTTAGAGTCTGCGATTGTAGCGGCAGAGGCAAACGGCGCAATCAGTAAATGGGTAGCCGATTACATGCGGCGCGGTGCAATCAAGGCAATGATGCTGATGGTTGAGGGGATGCCTCCGAAAGAGGAAGCCGAGAAGATGGAATCTTGGTTCAACAAGTTTATGACGGGCGCACGTGGTTTGACGTGGAGAATCTTCAATGCCGCTGGTGTCAAACCCACCATTGTGGGTGATGGGCTGGAAGCCTTGCGCGATTTGAGCATTACGAAAGAATTACGCTATGAAATCCACCAGGCACTAGGAACCCGTCACCTACTCGAAGATGAGAACCTAGCCACAGCGGTGGCGCGTGAGCGGCAGTTCTACACGATTACGATTGTGCCAGATGCAAGGGCTATTCAGTATTCATGGAACGAGCAGATACTTCACGACATGGGCTATCATCTTGAATTCGAGCCAGAACGCTTGGAAATATTTCAAGAGGACGATGGCGAACAGGCGAAAGTCTTTCTCGATATGGTCAAGGGGCTTAGTGAGTATATGTCGGTTGATGCCGCTTTTCAGATTGCCAGCGAGAAGCTGGATTATTTATTTTCTGATGAACAAATGGCGGTTATCAAGAAGGGCGTGAAAGATAAGAACACCAGCAAAGCCCCCGAAGTACAACCCGTTGAAACAGTCCCGCCCGAAGTTGTCAAGGCTTTGGTGGAGTTGGACAAGTGGGAAGACAAGGTAACAAAAGCGGGCAAGATGGTCACTTGGCACGCGGTGGATTTATCGCCTGAAATCGTCAAGTCCATAAAAGGTGGAATGACATTCAACGAGGCGCGTGAGGTTGTACGACGCAATGGGTTGCTCAAAGATACCTTTGGAAAATTTACGCCTGATTTATCGCACGGTGTAGAGGCAATCAAGGAATTGGCCGAGGCAATCAACAAGGCGGTACAGAGTGAGAATAAATAACCTGCTAATTCAGGCGGTAAGGCTGGTGCCTGATGTATTGCCCTATCTGACAGACAGGGCTAGATTTATTTACTTAGGTGTAACGCGGGCGGATTCTTTCAAGTCTTACGATGACATGCTGTCAAAGATACAGGTGCTTGTACAGGATACATATAAAGGCAAAGTAAGCACAGGCGGATTTACTGACCGTATGGCCTCCATTATTGGCGGGCAGTTGCGGAATGCCTACAATACAGCATGGATAAATGAGGGGATGGACGAGGAGAACACATCTGCCACCCTTCCCGATTACCTCGAAGAATCGCTTGTTGATATGATAGCGGAGCAGACGAATACAAGCTGGTCTTACCAATTCTTTACCGACATCATGGCAGCTAGGGCAAACGGCGACCCGATAGAACCGTTATTTTCCCGCGCTGAATTATGGGCGGGCCAGTGGAACACGGCATACGAAAACGCAACAAGCCTGATAACTCTAAACATGGGAGGAAATGAGGAGTGGATATTAGGCGCAACGGAGGAGCATTGCCCTGAGTGCGCCGCGCTAAACGGTATAGTTGCTCGGGCTAGTGAGTGGGAGGACTTAGGCGTAAGACCAAAGAATCCCCCCAATGATTATCTGACTTGTGGCGGGTGGCGTTGCGACTGTGAACGCAGGGCAACAGACAAGAAGCGAAGCCGAAACGCATACGCTAGAATTAAAAAGATTATTGGTGGATAATGCAAATAAAATTTCCCATTCGCAATCTTGAAAAGGTAAAGAAGTACATAGATTCATTACCTCGCGGAGTCACCTTTGTTGCTTTGCAGGCAATCAGTGAATGGTTGGTAGGTGATTCGCAGAGCGGACTTAGACACCCTGAGCCGTATAAATACGTCACGCGCAAATCCGCTTATGGCGTCACGTTCTTTACCGAAAAACAAAGACACTGGTTCTTTTGGGCGTTGGGTGCTGGTAAAATCAACCCTGGACAGAATAACCGCACAGGCAAATCTACTGAGGCGTGGACGTATACCCCACAGGAGAAGGGCAAGAACTATTCATTTCGCCTTGTGAACGATACGGTAGGCGGATACTGGACACGCGACAACAAACGACAGGCGCGGCAGTTGGGTAAGGTTGGCTGGTGGACAGTTGCTAAAGTTGTGGCAAAGAATCTGCCAGCCGCAATCAAGGCCGCAAGGGTAGCGGTAAAGAATCACCTTGCACAAAACAAAAAAACGTGATAAAAGAAAGCATAACTAAATAACCGACGAGAGACCCTCACAGGTTGACAAGATAAGTCAATAAAGAGGCGCGGCGTTAGATAGGTACTTGGTACCTGTTTGACGCCGCGTTTTTTGTTTTTGGAGATTATATGGCAATTACAGACGCACCTAATTTACGCAAGGCAGACATGCAGAACTGTTCATCGTGCCAGTTTTTCAAGTGGATTGATGGCGCGGACGGGGCTTGCACCAAGCATGAATTCAGCACAGAAGCCGAGTATGTATGTGACGATTACGGGTTGATAGTGGTTGAACCCCTCCCCGACATGGAAAGCAAATCGGGCATGGTTTCATTTGGTGAGACCGTAAAGGCCGTGAAGATGGAAGATGGTAACGTCAAATTGACGGGCTATCTTGTTCGTTATGGTGACGCAACTAAAACAGACCTGACGGGTGACTTCTTTACCCCGAATACTGACTATGGAACGATTGAAAAGTCAGAGGGCTGGTTCAATCATCGAATGCCAGTCCGCTATGGTGGAAAGCAGTTTGCATATACCGAGCAACTCCCCGATGTAAAACTGACAAAGGATGAAGTAGGTATCTTTGCTGAAATGATTATCGGCGCACGTAACGAATATGAAAAAATGCTGGCTGAAATGGGGCTGGCTGGAAAATTGGGCTGGTCAAGTGGAACCGCTCCGCATTTGGTAGACCGCAAGCAAGTCGGTAATGCGTGGGAGATTACGAAATGGCATTTGGGGCTTGACGCCTCACTGACGCCCACCCCCGCCGAACCTCACAATATGGTAATTCCGCTCAAATCTCTGAGCGTTACACAGGTAACAGAAGCGCAAGCCGAGCAGGATAAGCCCGAACGCGTTGTAGTGCCTGAATCGAATCAAAACATTACAGGAGTAAAGAAAATGGAAATCGAAGAAACCAAACTCCAAGAGATGTTAGCACAGGCCGCCGAAGCTGGCGCAACTAAAGCGATTGCCGCGACTGAGCCTGTAAAATCATCTGGTGGAACTCTGCAAGTCGTAACCGACGAAGGCGACCGTGAATTTAAGTCACTCGCTGAACATGCCCGCGCCGTGAAGGATTTTACTACCTCCTACGGTCGCAAAGTTGACCCGCGCCTCGCCCGCTTGATTGGCGCGATGAAAGCCGTACAGGGTGCAAGTGAAGGCAACCCCGCTGACGGTGGTATTTTGCTTGAACCCACCCTTGCTGGTCAGGTGATGCAGCCCGTCCATGAGGTAGGCCCGTTCTATGCTGGTGCTTCTAAAATCCCCGCTGGCGAGAATAGCAATTCAGGCTACATTCTCGCGGTTGACGAAACCTCCCGCGTGACTGGTTCGCGTTGGGGCGGCTTGCGCGGTTATCGCCTTGCCGAAGGCGACCCCTTCACCAAGAGTAAGCCCAAGTTCCGCAAGGTGCAGTGGGAGCTCAAGAAATATGGTGTTCTTGTTTACGGCACCGATGAACTCTTGAAGGACGCCCGCCAGTTTTCAACCATCGTTGAACAGGGAAGCCGCGAGGAATTGGCTTTCATGATGAACGATGATATTTATCGCGGTTTGGGTGTCTCAGGCGCACAGGGCATTATGAACTCTAGTGCGTTGATTACCGTCACCCGTGACACTGGCTCCGCTATCAAGGGCGCAGACATTTCCGCCATGTGGTCGCGTTTGTCCCTCCGCAGTAAGGCGCGTGCCGCTTGGTATATCAACCCCGACTGTGCCGCACAACTTGACTCGCTCTTTGCCGTAGGCTCGACCGCTGTACTGTTCCCCTACGCTGGTTATACCGCCGAAGGTGTCCGCACTCTCTACGGCAAGCCCATCATCGAAACCGAGTTCAATGCCTCGCTGAATACTACGGGTGACATCCTGCTTGCTGATTTGAGCGAGTACATCGTCTTTGAAAAGGGCGGCATCGAATCCGCTTCCAGTATTCACGTTGAATTCTTGACCGACCAGGAAGTATTCCGCTATATCGCCCGCATGGACGGTTCCGCAAACGTAGCGTCTGCCCTGACCCCCGCTAACGGCTCGAACACCACCAGCCCGTTTGTCGTGCTTGGCTCCGCTACTTAATAGGAGATTGTAAAAATGAAAGATTCTCGATTCGCATTTGGGGAGAACATTGTTCCCCTTAAGGCTCCCGTAGATAGCGGCGGCACCGCCTATGCTACTCCGTGGGTTGATTTGAAAAATGCGTTACACGCCACATTTTTCTACTATGCTGGCGTTGTAACTGCAACCTCTGCTGACCAAGCCGTTGTCATCACGATGGAAGCTGCGACCGCCGCCGCATCTGGTAGTGAGGTCGCCATTGCCTTCAAGTACCGCCTCTCTGGTGCTACTGGTGCAAATACCTGGGGCGACATCACCGCCGCCACCACCGCTGGTATGTCTTACGGCACCACCGACGACGGGAAGATGGTTTCGATTGACATTGACCCCGCCGCCCTTGAAGGCGCGCTTGCTGACGCCCGCTTTGTCCGTATGGTTGTCGGCATTGACGCAGGCGGCACCGTAACCCTGAACAGCGCATGGGCTGTCCTTGACCCGCGCTTCCCGCAGACGACTCACTTGTCCGCTACTTAGTTTGATTAGTGGGGAGGGTGTAAAAAGCCCTCCCCAAGAAAGCGCATGAATTGAAAAAACTTGCAATTGTCGGAAGTGGACAAAACACAAGAAGCCTCGCTCCGTTCGATGACCCATCCTTTGATATTTGGGTATTCAACGAAGCGGCAAATAGTGAGTGGTGTAAACGCTGGACGGCCTGCTTCCAGATGCACGAGCCAGAAATATACAAGGGCCATAACACCAAAGACCCGACACACTGGCAATGGCTACAACGCGAACATGGCAGGCCGATTTATATGCAAGAGGTTGACCCGCTCATTCCGAATTCGACGCGGTACCCATTAGAGCAGGCGCAGGAGTTGGCAGGCGTTAGGATGTTCAGCACAACGTTTGCATATATGGCGGCGTTGGCAATCCTGCAAGGGTATGAGGTAGTCAAGATTTACGGCGTGGAGTTGTCCGCGAGTGAATACGAATATCAGGCAAATGGTTATCTTTTCTGGTTCGGTTTCTTGCGCGGCAGGCTTGGAAATAACGTAGATTCCGCTGTCCTGTATCTTGATAAGAATATATTCGATGTTCCGTTTTATGGATACGAGGGTGCTTTTTCTTTTGGAAGTGAATACTTTAGTGACAGAGTTTATATTTTAGATAATGAATGGGTGTCATCTGAAAGAAACCTTGTGAATACAAAAAAGGCAATCGAAAGAGCAGTAGAGAAAGGCGACTTTGAAAAAGTGCAAAATTTAGTGATGCAATACCAGACCGCCGCCATGACTTGTGGAGAATACGCAGGAGCATTGGCCGAGGCTGAAAGATACCAAACGTTTGGAAACTGCTATGCAGACAGGGGGGGCTTTGAGTTTGCCGCAGCAACAGCGCAAAAAAACGGCGAAGAAAAAAAGCCCCTGACATGGCACTACGGCGGAATGATTGAATACGTCTGGAATATCTGGAAGCAAAGCAACTCCCCGCAGGCGGCAAATCAAATGATGACGCTGATTGAGAAGATGGGTAAAGCGGCCTATGACACAGGCGCGGCACTTGGCATGTATAAAGAAAATCTGTCTTATCTGGTGAAATACGATGCAATGGTACAGGCGAACGGCGGCAGAAAATGACGAATAAATACGCTACCCTTACAGATTACAAGGCTTACGCAGTGGCAAGAGGACAGACCGCATCCACCGACACAACGGACGACGCGGTTGTTGGCAATCTCTTGACTCAGGCTTCACGTTATCTGGATAGGGAAACAAAGCGTCAGTACTTCCCAAGTGTAGAAACACGCTTGTATGATATTCCCGACGATAGGGATTTGATTTTAGATGGTGATTTACTCGAAGTCACTACGTTTACCAA